CCGCGCCGGAAGATTGCGCCTTGACGGTCAAGACCGTATCACCGACCTGAGTGACATGGAGTGTCGTTGACGGGGATGCCGTCCCAACACCAACCCGATTGTTCGTGCTGTCCACATAAAAGATGTTAATATCTACAATAAGGCCAGCAAACGATGGGCTGTCGGTCGTTGCAACGCCTTGGTTCAGCGCCTTCACGGATGCCTCAGAGGTCAATTCGCTGTCCATCAGCGCTCCAGCGGCGGTGACGTTGGCCGTATCGGTTATGTCAGCGCCAGCCTCAATGCCATCCAGCTTCGTGCCATCAGCGGCCACATCACGGCCATCCACAGTGCCTGTGACAGTGATGCTGCCAAACGAGGGGCTGTCGTTGGGCTGCACTGCGCTGTCGGCTAGAGCGCCCTGCGCCGCCGTGGCGTAGTCAGTGCTGGCTGTGGTGGCGGCTGTGCCGAGGCCGAGCGTCGTGCGGGCCGTGGCGGCGTCCGCATCGTCGATGAGCGTAGCGCCAAAAGCCGAGACACTGCTCGTCTCGACCTTATCGGTGTTCAGGTTGTTGAAGTTGGCGTCAACCTCGTTGTGGGTAAGCGGCGAGCCTTTGCCAGCCCGTGTTACAATGGTCGCCATCTACGCACCTCAGTCCAGAGTGATGTCCACGTCGCCAGCGGGGAAGCGCAGCACGTCGTCGGTCGTGATCGTCTTGGCTGCCGCGAGGGCCGCGTAGGCGATCTGATTTCCGCCCGTAGAGGCGTCGAAAACAGCGACGTGAGAGATCGTCCCCCACGATCCGGCGGCCACGTCAAACTCGACGGCGGCGCTGTTGGTCGCCAAGTTGCCGCTGACGGTAAACGCCACGGACTTGCGGGCGTAGCCGCTGCCGCTGATCTCGGTCGCGCCGGAGCCGTCCTCGTCGGGGTTGGCCGTGAAGAGGCCAAGATACCAAGCGGTCGGGCGGGTGACGGCGTCAGCCGTGAATGTCCACGTTAGAACATTTGTTTCATAGGTGTTGGAGAAGCTCATTGGCCATCCTCTTGCAGTATGGCCGCAAGGTCGGCGGCCTCGTTTTCAGTGCTGAACTCACTTACGGGGAAGTATATCATCCGCTTCTCCCCGATGCTACATGGCCGCAGCACCCTGACCAAGCCGACATCCAGCGCGGCGAACACGAACAGGTCAGCCCTCGAGCCGCCGATCATAAAGCCATACGTCCCGCTATGCTTCGGGGCTGACGCCGTCTTCACCTCAACGCGCAGCATCTTGCCGCTGGGCAGTATGGCGATCAGGTCGAAGGCGGCGTCGTGGTGGTGGACCTCAACGCCAGCCATTTGCAGCTTGTAGGCCGCGAAAAACTCACCGGCCCTCCCCACTTGGGTTGACCGGCGATCCCTCACGCCATCGCTCGCGGTCTCATTCGGATCGACGACGACCCGATGCTGGCGCGGTCGCTCTGGACGCTGAGAGCGTCAAGCGCCTGCCGGTATAGGCTGCCCCACACCGAGATCCGCTCGTCATCCTTCAGATACGGCGCAGCCTGCATGAGAGCGCCGTAGAGATACAGGTCGGGGGCGTCGTCAAGCAGCCAGTTGCTGGCCACGCTCGCAGACAGCGCGGGGATTTTGGCGTAATAGGTCAACTCGCCCTCGTATGTCCCGTCCGGCGCTGGCACGACCTGAAACTCCTCGCCAACCATCGTGAAGAACAGCGGGCGGCGGTTCGACGAGTGCCACGCAAGCTCCTCGGCGGCCTGATCCGGCGTCACATATTCCAGCGTCGTGATCGGCGACGTGTTAAGCTGAAAGCGGATGTTTTGCAGCCAGTCGGCGGGGATCGCCGAGTAGCCGCTGTCGATCTCGGCGGTCGCCCGTTTCATCATGCGGTAGTCGCGGATTTCGCGCTGAAACTGGCTCTCGGCCAGCGAGATAAACGTCGGGATGACCGAGGTCAGGTCATCGCGCAGGAGCCAGTCGGCAATGGCCGCCTTTAGCTCGGTGTATGTGGTGATGCTCATAGCGTCCCGCCTCGTGTTCTGAACGCCCTATTGTCGGGGTCGTTCAACCATTTCTTCAGCGCCGCTGGATCGTCAGCAATGCCGCGCCGCTTGAGGTCATAATACACGCTGAGTGGGATAGACGCCACACGAGCCAAGTCGCCGTATTTGGCCTTGCTGTCGATGTCGGCGTAGCTGCGCTTGTTCACGTTGGCGATGCTGGAGACATCTTGCACGGTCTCAATCGCGAACTCGCCGTTTTCCTTCATGTGCCAGTAGCGGGTGATGCCGGTCTCTGGGTCTACGTCGAAAATTCT